ATGAAGCTGGCAGATGGCACGAAAGTCGGGAATCATCCTGATTTTATTAAGGCATTTGCAAAAATGGCCGAGTTCAGGCAAAGTGTGACCAGTGAAGACACGGTATCTGATGCTCCTAGCAGCAGCATGATGACCCGTCAGTCAGCGCAGCAAGAGATTGATGCGATTATGAATGACAAGTCTCATGCGTATTGGGACCGTAAAAACGTAGTTGGTCGCCAAGCGGCCATTGAGCGTGTACAAGATTTGATGGGCGTTCTGCATGGAACAGGATGATTTGGTCCATGTGCGCCTTGAGTGTTTACGTTACGCGATTGAGTTTGGAACCGCGCGTGATGTAGTCGAACCGGCCCGACTCGCAGATAAATACTACGAGTGGGTCATGCAGGGTAGCGAGGAAACTCGTCCTGCCGACAACCGGAAAGACGGTGGCCGCAAGCAGGCTCGAAAAGCTAGGAGTGTCCGAGAGGGTAGCACACCGGAATCTAGTGCAACCATGACGTAGAAGGAGAGACAGGATGTCTACTCAAGTCACTACGGCATTTGTACAACAGTATTCTGCGAATGTGCAGATGCTTGCACAGCAGATGGGTTCCCGTCTGCGTGATACTGTGCGCATCGAGAATGTTGTTGGTAAAAATGCCTTTATCGACCAGGTTGGTGTAGCGACCGCGCAACTGCGGACTACTCGCCACGCCGACACCCCTCAGATGGATACGCCACATGCGCGTCGTCGCCTGAGCCTCGCATCGTATGAGTACGCCGACCTTATCGACGACCAAGACAAGGTTCGTATGCTCATCGACCCAACCTCGTCCTACGCTCAGGCAGCAGCCGCTGCTATGGGTCGTGCTATGGACGATGTTATCATCACTGCATTTGACGCTGCTGCCAACACTGGCGAAACCGGCTCGACCTCGACCGCTTTCGACACCAACCAGGATGTTGCAGTTTCTGTCGGTGGTGCTGACACCAACATGAACCTGACCAAGCTGCGCGAAGCCAAGCGTCTGCTGGATGCGGCTGATGTTGACCCTTCGATTCCTCGCTACATCGTAATGGGCCCAAGCCAAATCCATGCACTGCTTGCTGACACCAGCGTCACCTCTGCCGACTTCAACACTGTGAAGGCTCTGGTCCAGGGTGAAATCAATCAGTTCATGGGCTTCAACTTCATCATGTCGAACCGCCTGTCGGTTGATGCCAACAACGTCCGTACTTGCTTTGCTTGGGCAGAGGAAGGTCTGGCGCTGGGCATCGGCAAAGACGTATCGGCTCGTATTGATGAGCGGGCAGACAAGGGTTACGCAACCCAGGTCTACTACTGCATGGACATCGGCGCTACACGGATGCAAGAGAACATGGTTGTTCGCATCAAGTGTGACGAAGATGACCTTGACGGCGCAGCGTAAGGGAGATTGAGAGATGACGACAAAAAACTCTGACCTCATTGCCAACCTTGAGGCACTCCCGCAAGTTGCTAACAACGCATCTGAGCTTGGCGGTCGTATCCGCATTGCTCAGGGCAACGTGGCACTTGCCGCTGGTGACAGCACCGATGACGACATCGTAATGCTGGCACCTGTACCAACCCATGCGACCCTTGTGTCCGTCCGCGTAGGTTCTGACAACCTTGGCGGCAGCTGCACCTACAACGTTGGTTTCTACACCAACGACGGTACGGTTGTGGACGAGGACGCTCTGGCTACTAGTGTTGCTGACGGCGCTGGTGTAGCGGAACTCCGCTACGAAGTCGCTGACCTCAACACCACTGGTCAACAGGTGTGGGAACTTGCCGGTCAAAGCTCTGACCCGAGCGACGTGTACTACATCGCTGCAACGTTCAATGCCACCGGCGGCACTGCTGGTGACATGGCGTTCATCGTTGAGTACGTCGTAGACTAACCAGTTAAGGGGGGCGGCTTGACACCGCCCTCCTTTCACTCCTGCTCCGGGGGATAGACGGGTGGAGTACAACAGGGACTTCCGGTACGACCTCAAGGTAGGTCAAATGGCGGAAAGTTGGCTTGCTGACGTACTGCAAAACCGAACTATCGAAATAAAAAGAGACTTCAAGGCTTCACGAACCGGCAGGGTGTTTGTGGAGTTTTTTTCTAGGGGGAAGCCGTCAGGCGTAGACACGACCGAAGCAGACTTCTGGGCATTTATCATTGACGGCGAAACTGTGGTAATATTGCCCACGGCACGGCTCAAAGAGCTTGTGCAGGAAGCCAAGGACGAAGGCAAGATTTGGAAGGGCGGAGACTCTAATACGAGCCAAGGCGTCCTCATAGATTTGGAAAGGTTAGTAAAGTAATGCCATCCGTAGTGGACATCTGTAACGAGGCAATGGACCTGTTGGGTGCAGCTACGATTACTGCGCTCACCGAAAACTCAAAAGAAGCAAGACTGTGTAACCGTCGGTTTGAGACTGTTAGGGATAGCGTCTTGCGCTCTCACCCTTGGAATGTAGCAATCACGCGGGCATCGCTAGCAAAGGACTCTGAAACACCGGCCTTTGGCTTTGCCAACCAGTTTACGCTGCCGACTGACCCGTACTGCTTGCGGGTGTTATCCTTCTGGAATAGCAACATCGACAGTGACGTGGCTCCGTATGACAGCGAGGTCATGTTTAAGATTGAGGGCCGCAAGGTTCTTAGCAACGAAGGCACTTGTAAGATTACTTACTTGGCCCGGATTACGGACACAGAGACTTACGACTCCCTGCTTTCCAGCACCATCGCTCACAAGCTGGCGGCTGAGACTGCCTACGCAATCACGGGCAGCACGACTGTGAGCCAGTCCATGCAGCAGCTATACGAGTTGCGGATGCGCGAGGCACGGTCCATTGACGCTATGGAAGGTGTGCCGGACAAAATGATTGCAGACGACTTTGTAAACATCAGGTTCTGATATGGCCCGTGTTTCAACTATTGTCACAAACTTTCAAGCGGGTGAGTTCTCTCCGCGCCTTGAAGGCCGCATTGATTTGCAAAAGTATGCCTCTGGCGCACAGAAGCTGGAGAACATGCTTATCTTCCCGCAGGGCGGCATCACCCGCAGGCCAGGAACCAAGTACGCTGGCACGTCAAAAGACGGTGGCAAGGTCCGGCTCATCGACTTCCAGTTCAGTGACGAACAGGCGTATGTCCTTGAATTTGGGGCAAATTATATCCGCTTTTTCAAAGATGGCGGGATACTGACCGAGGCCACGGAAACCATCAGCGGCGCAACGCAAGCCAATCCTGTTGTTCTTACGATTACTGGCCACAGCCTGAGCAACGGCGACCGCATCTTTGTGAAAGATGTTGGCGGCATGGTGGAGTTGAATAACCGTGAATTTACGGTGGCCAACGCCACGACAAACACTATTGAGTTGTCTGGCATCGACGGGTCCGCGTTCACGGCCTACACCAGCGGCGGCACCTCTGGCAAGATTGTCGAAGTCACCACCACATACTCAGTCACAGAGGTGTTTGAACTAAATCACGTTCAGTCTGCTGACGTGCTGTACCTTGCGCACAAAGACCATGAGCCAGCAAAGCTGACCCGCACCACAGCTACCAGCTTTACGCTTTCGGATATTGCGTTTGTCGATGGCCCGTACCTAGACGAGAACACCACCGCAACTACGCTATATGCGTCCGCTGCGACGGGTAGCGTAACAATTACGGCATCAGCCGCGTTGTTCACAGCCGACGATGTTGGTCGGTATATCCGGTTCCGTGAGGTGCTTGAGATTGAACATGACGAGTGGGCGGCAAGCACAAGCTACAACGATGGCGATTCAGTCCGTTATGACGGCCATGTGTACGAACAGGTCACAGGCTCTACCCAGACATCCGGCAACACTCCTCCAGTGCATACAGAAGGCACGGAGACCTATGGCGCTATTGATTGGGAATACAAGCACGACGACACCGGCTATGTGAAGATTACAGCCTTTACCAATTCGACCACCGTTACGGCTACGGTACAGGAAGATGACGGCGGAATTTCAGTGCTTCCTGACCACATCATCGGCGCGGCTAATGCCACAAAGAAATGGTCACTGGGCGCATTTGGCGGAGACCAAGGCTATCCCCGCGCTGTGGCCTTCTATGAAGAGCGCCTTTATTTTGCTGGCACAACAGGACAGCCGCAAACCATCTTTGGCTCTGCCACTGCTGACTTTGAGAACCACACTCCGGGCATCAACGACGATGATGCAGTCAATGTGACGATTGCCTCGGACCAGGTGAACGTCATCAAGCACATGATTCAGGGCCGGTTCTTGCAGCTTCTGACAACCAGTGCCGAGTTCACACTGTCCGGTGGCACAGGCACACAGCCTGTTACGCCGACTAACGTCAACGTCCTTCGTGAGACCACCTTTGGCTCGTCTGACGTGCGTCCTATCCGCGCCGGGTCCAGCACCATTCTTATCCAGAAGGGGCAGGAGAAGGTCAAAGAGGTTACGTTCGACTTGGACACTGACGGGCTTGTAGGGCGTGACCTGACCATCTTGGCGGAACACATTGCCCGTGGCGGGCTGACTGACATGATTTGGCAGCAGGAGCCTGAGCTTATCCTGTGGTTTGTGCGCACAGATGGCACTTTGATTGGTTTGTCCTACGACCCGCAGAACCAGACGATTGGCTGGCACACTCACCCG